GCCCGATCCAAAGATTATCATAATCTACCCTGATTGTCGTACAGGGCACGGATGGTGCACGGTTGAGGGGTCCTCATGGTTTCTTCTTAGACGATGCGGTGGAGGCAGCAGTGCCGCCCTGCGGATTGAGACCGCCCGGCTCAGATTGAGTCTTAGCGGGCTTGCCGTAGAGAGCTTTCGAAGCGCCTTTCGCTAGCTTGCCGAGGGTGTCAGCGGCTCCCCCAACCACGGGTAGGCTCTTGAGCATCGGAAGTGCATTCGCAGCAACGTCCAACACGTCTTTGAACCACCCGAGGTCGAAGTTCTCCGCGAGCCGAACTCCGACCGGCATCTCACGCATGATGTCACCAAATAGCTTGATAGCAAGAGGGTCATAGGCGACTGTAGGACGTGCGAGAGAATACATGTCAGAGCTGGGCAGGGGGAACTCCTCGAGGAAGTACTTGACAGTAACTGTAAGGGCAGACTCTTCAGAGAGACCGGCAAAATAAGCACCACCATAGTTAAGATCAATGGTCATGGCGGTGTTATCGGCGACGAACCCGACGCTATGTCCAGGGGTGCCAGGTTGCAGGGCCCCAATGACAACAGGGCGCCAATCCTGACCTTGGGGTGGATTGGCGTTGTCATCGGGGGTTCCCACAACGTAGCAACCATCGGCAGCCTCCCATGTGACAGCGTCAGCGGCGGCAGAGAGCTCCCCAAGTGTGAAAGGGAAACCACTCAACCACCTAACTTGGCGGTACACGTCAGGCGCCGTGGTAGCGCGAACCGAGACGTCGTCAGAGCGGGCGTGTGAACGCCAGCAGGTGACGGACCCAGCCTTGTGGAGGGCATCTGTGACGTTGGCAACCTCGAACCCCACCCCGACCAAGCGCACCCTTCGACCTGCTGTGTAGCGGGTCCAATCGATCGACCAGCGGTTATCGACCACGGCGGTGGCATTGTTGATTGCGAAACCAACAGGGCCAGACACCACGGACAACGGGCCGCGAGCCAAAGCGAAGGAACCACCAACACTTGGGGCGTCGGGGTAGCTCTGGGTAGTGCGCGCAACAGGCGTGCCACCCAGGACGGGGTAGAGGTCGACGCGCGCATCCCATTTGCCTGCAGCCAATGTGCCGGGTTTGGTTAACGTGTCGGTGACTCGGATACATCTCACGATGCTACGACTGATGTCACCATCAGGGTAGCCAGTCGGTTCAATCTTCGAATCGTGGAAGGGGTCGGTTTGCTGAACGAGCCAGCGCAACCCGTCTTCGGACAATTGCTTGCCGGAGATCATGCGGTTGAGAAGAGCTCGAGTGCGGCGGCCAGAGTTGCCAACGAGTTGAAGTTCGTCTGTCATGAGGAAGAGAATTTCTGAGGACCCGCTACAGCCTGCTTAGAGGTAGTCGACGAGAAGGAAATCAGCCTTAGAGGCTGCCAGTGTTCGGGTTTGAGACCGAACGCAATGGATGTAGTCCCGAATGAAGTCCTCAATCAAATCAGCGCGATACTGGTAATGACAGGCTGCAGCACGCAACCACCAACCGCGAGCGGAAGGGGGCAGCATGGTGTGGTCGTCAGAATTGGCATAGCGCGTCATATAGGTCCTACCTAAGCCGGGCTTGACCCAATGGTCAGCAAGTGTCGCGGGTGTGTACATCTTGCTGAGCCGATGGAACAAGTCGACCAAGTGGGCGTGTGATCGGTAATTCACCATGGAACCAAGGTTCTCGTAGAGTTTCTTCCAATGATCGTCCAAATTTTCACATTTGATGGAAGCCGACAATTTGAGCAGGCGCGAAAGAAGCGGCGCCCACATGGGGTAACCTGGAGGGCCGTAAATCATGCCCTTGAGGAAAGTTCCCCGATACTCAGCCAGCGGATCATGCACCTTGACCTTGACGGGCACACCGCACCAAAACTTGGCCTTGACCATGAGGTCAAGAGCGGCAGAACGTTCGGCAGCGGTGGGTTTGTCAAAGACTTGGCACAGAGTCCAGTGGAGAATATTAAAATTGACGTCAGTGTTACCATCAGAAGTGGCATTTTCGCCAGTACGGCGCTCACCTTGTGGGCAGGTCACACGCACAGAGTTCGAGTGATCGAACGACTTGATGTTGCGTTGAGCGGCACAGGTGGAGCCGAAGGCGGAGACGATGAGCAGGTTGAGTGCATTGTGTCGAGAGTGGCAGCTATGAAGGTCCTCACCAGCAGGGGTGCTGGGTTCAAGGCCCAAAATCTGCGCGGTGACGGCCTGCGTGGCGAGCAAGCCGTCCCCGGGAACCCAATAACGACGATGTCCTACCGACAACCAGCGGCCCTTCGTACCGGCAGTGTCCAACGGGTCAGACACAGCAGCAGAGGGACCATAGGTCACGGCAGTTGGGCTTCCGCGTGCAATCAAGTAAACCTGCGAATGATCAAAGTTGCTGTAGTCGGACTCGATGATGGTCGTACGGCCGTCGAGGGTAACGATGGCATACAGGTCGTCCCCAGACGCCATGGCCCTCCAGCCATGCGTGGGGTTATCGAGTCGCAACCAGGCTTCAATATCATAGTCAGTGGCGCAGGATGCTTGGTAATACGAGGCGGTGGTCTGCTGACCGGCGAGAGGAAAAGTGCAGCGCGATGAAATGGAATACATGCGCTTCTGGCGAGCCCCGAGCTCATACAGCGTCGGCCCGAGCACGGCGCTCAGGCGGGGATCGACAGCCGAAATGGGTCGGGGTTTGGGTTTGAAAATCTTCTCGTCGGCCTTCACGTTTAATGTGACGTAGGCCGCTTCGCGAGGGGCGGGCACGCGGGTGTGTCCAACTTGGATAAAGGCGTCGTCCTCGAGGGGATGCGTCCGGAGCCGTTCAATGACCTTAGCATACATCTTCGCTTTGGGCCCCAAATGTTCCAACCACGCAGCACAATGCTTGTGGGCATCGTACACGGTGATCGGGTCATAGGTGACCTTGGTCCATTGCTGGGCCATAAGGAGCGCCGGTGTGGAATAGCGCTCCATCAAAGGGAAGACATCGAAGTCGAGCCAATCAGCATCAGGGCGGTTCACCGTAAAATTGGTGGGCACAAACAAACGTTCATGCATCACCCACATCTTGGTGGCGTAGTTGTTGCTGGGCTTGTACAAAGGGTAACCTAAGTCAATGTGGCAAGTAACGCTGCCTGCTGCCTCTGCATTTTGTCCGATCTCAGAAATGACTTGACCGCGCATGATCTGCCCTGGTGGGGCTTTGTGTTGGGTCAAGCGCGGGAATTCGGCCACCGCAGGCAGCACCAACGGCTGCGGGCTTGGGTGGTCGAAATCTGTGGGGTGCGGGATCAGGGCAGGCTTGGAAGCGGGCCCAGTGAGCATTCCCGTCGCCGGTTGAGCAGCCTTGTACAACAAAGCTGGACCCATCAGGACGACGTTGACAACTCGACCGAGATCAACGCTAGCAATGATGACCATGATGTTCCACCACAGATGCAAAAAGAGTCTCTTCCAATACCCAAGGCCTTGAGTCATGCAATGCATGAAGAACGCCGTCCCGGCTTTCCCAACCCCAATCTTGTTGGCGAATACGTTGATCAAGAATTCGACGAGGCCAAACACAACCGGGGGAACCCAGATTTTGATGACCTCTTCATAGAAAGGGGCGAGGAGAGCTTGAAGGATGGTGATGTCCTCCATGGCAAGAGTGCCGTAGCGCAAATACTTGGCTACAATCACGCAGGTGGCGGTGACAGCGGCCAAGACCTTGAACGAAAAGAAAGACCCCAAGTCAGGTCGAGACACGATCGGGCTAATCATCAGGGCATCGAGGCCAACTTGAATGGAGACAGAGCTGGCATAAGTCCCGGCCACCAAATACGAAATGTAATTGGAGTACGGGCTCATCAAATCGACACCGAGTTGGTCAACCAGGTCATGCCAAGGCACGAATTGGGAAAGTTCGGACGAGATCATGTGCGCCACGGCTTTGGCCGTGGGTAGGGAGTGATGAGTTCGGGCCCATCGCGCTGTTATCGACGCGTAGAGGCGGGCGGGGCAATGCACAACCGAATGTGGGCACAGGCGATACATCTTCGCAACAAGCCATTCCGGTAGGTACGGCTGAAGTTGCTGGACGAACAGCGTGAGCTTAGAATCGGGATTGGGCACAGACACAGCCGCCAGTCGCGGAGTGAGGGCAGCGATAGGGCGGACAGGGGCGTAAACCGGGCTGAACATAGTCAGATAGAGACCAACACCATAGTCGTATTCACGAGATGTAGGAACCAGGTTCAGCACATTCCCCCAAGCGATGTGGGCCCCTGCCGCCGGTAAAGAGCCGGAGGCGAGAGCCCAATCGTTAGAGGGATGCTGATACGGGGAACTGGCCCGATCAGGGGTGAATGTAACGACGTTGTCGCGTTTAACATACGTGGCAGAGTTTGGATAGCCAGGCATGACACCAAGGGGATCAGGGAACAAATGATGGACAAAGGCAGCATGAACGAAGCCTCGGTTCCTGACCCATTCGGGGTTGAGGGGCACATCCTCACATTGGTAAACGTTAACAGCCAACAAACCATCGGCCGGGCTAGTGGCTCGACACCTCGCGGGGTCGAGGGCGCCCATAAGACGCCGACCGTAATCCATGGGATCCAATGGCACACCATAGGTCACCACGTCCATACGGAAAGGACGTGGCATGGGTTCAGCATGGTACAGATTGCCTTCTGCATCAGCGACGCATCCCTCCGCTAGCTCACCGTAGTAAGCTGGGAGAGCGGCTTTCTCAACACGCTGAACCCACTTGTGGGTGCGGTCGGAACCAAAAATGTCATGGATGACAGTCACACCGGCACGGGCCAAATCGATGACAGCCCGCAGCCCGGCAAACGTTCGAAGCGCAGCACCAGTTGAATGGGGATTCTCCTGGGTGCTAGGGCGCACTTCGGCGGTTATACCATAGGCAGCGAAAAGCCAATCTTTGGCGTGTTGGGTGGACACAACGCAGACCAGGCTGGATGCCAGGCGTCCAAGAAGGTCGCTAACAGTTGGGCGGGAGTTTCTGCACGCAGTAACTTGGTCCAAAAGTTTTGAGTCGACTTTACGGTAGCCAGCGTGGACGACGGGGTCGTAACGCGGGAACGGGACGCGATGCGGCGGTTGAGCCGGTCGAGAGCTTGGGTTGGGCTCATCCGAGTTTTGAGAGCTCGGAGGCGCAGACGGCGCGACGTGTTGGGCACGTGGCGCTCGAGGAGGTTTGGGGTCGGGTTTGGGGGCAGAGGAAGGGGCTGGGGCTTGAGAACCATTCGAGGCTTGCGCGGGGGAAGGTCCATTTCCGGGGCCAGCATCCCGTCGAGATTGACGGGATCCACGGGATCGCTGTGGCGGCGAGCGTGAACGTGGCGGCGAGGCGGGACGCGTGGGTGCGGCCGCTGAAGCTGCAGATGCAGGGCTTCCGGAGCTGGATTTCTTCGGGTCGACATCAGCCATCGGTTGATTACTAGGGGCAAGGGGGGTGGGTTGGGG